TGAGGTAGCACCACACGAGTCTCCTCATACGATTCACCTAATAGACTCGCCTATAACTACTTGGCATAGGGAGTCGGTATAATGGAAACCAAGGTATTCATCGCCACGTTAGAGGGTGCAAAGCCATTCTGTTTTTATGTTGAACCCGATAGAGGTAGGGCAATCCTTAAAGCTAACGAATTGAAAGCACGTTGGCCTACCCATTGGGTTTATGTAGAATAATTTTACACCATAAGACTCCCACTACTGGCTTGCCTTCGGGCAGGCCTTTTTTTTGTGTCGTGCCAAATGGTTGGCTTGTGTTCTGTTACCTATTAGGGCCGAGTCGGTACTATTGTTTGAGCGCGAAGTATTGTTGGGGGGTCAGCCGATTCGCCCTCCGAGCGCCATAAAATACTTATGTCAAGCCCCTCATCACGTTTTGTTACAGTCGTGTAACATTCGATCAACTTCTATAGGAATACGCTTGACTTATTCGTGGGACCCTCCGAATCACTAAGGCTTCATGTTCCCATGCCGCGCTACCACTATAGTCTCCAACATAAAAAAAAAATAATCAGAGGTTCTTACATGCGTCAATTTGTCACGGAGGGGGTGTATAAGTTGCTATGCAACAAGTCTTATTCTTACTTGACATGGAGTCATGATCTTGCGACACGACCTGCGCTACCCACTATAGATAGGGTCAAGTCCCTCATGCGACAATAAATATAAAAGAAAGATCCCTTAGTTATCAGTCATGTATAAAATAGTTCATTTAGCCTTGTTGACTTTCGTCAAAATCCGACCTTATACATATATGAAGGTTCCTACTATAGTTTCTCACTTAATATATTTATAACTAATATGTATATATAACATAGTGATTGAGACGTACGTATAGTACTATAGTAGTTCCTAATAATTCCTCAACCATGACGAACCCTTCCAAATGTCGTATATACATAAAGTGATGGTCATGCCGATGGGGTACTTTATTACTATTAGAGAGAAGTGATGATATGTCGATCCCTAAGAAACCATATAGCGAGATCATAGCAAAGAAGGTACGTATGGACACCAGGAATGGTGTACTTGTAAAAGACACTATAGGGTCTATACAGAAGTATCAAAATGCACCATCCAGTACTTCTACCTTCTACAAGTTGTATGGGTCGATCATATCAGAGACTAAAGCTGAGATCGTTGGGGCTATTGGTTCTGTCGTGGTACAGCAGGCTCTCGACGGAGACTTCAAGTCCCAAGAGTTCTACCTACGTTCTAAGGGTGGTTGGTCTCCCAACAGTACACTCAATGAGGTGGAACAAACGCAAGACCCAGATACAGACGAGAGTGCTATCGACAGTCTACTGGGTCTACTAGGAAAGAACACAGATCCCGATGAAACGATCAACTGCAACTGCGAAAACGGTGAGTGTAACTGCTGATGATCTAAGATCGTTACCAGATGCAGAAGTCTTAGATATACTCCGTAAACTTGGTCCTGCTAAATCAGAAGAGCTAAGGTATGACTGGAACTTCTGGGCTAGACCTGAGCAACTAGAGCCTAAGGGTGACTGGTCAACTTGGTTAGCTCTTGCTGGTCGTGGTTGGGGTAAGACTAGGGCTGGATCTGAATGGGTACGTCACCGCATTAAGAAGGGTGATAAGATAGTTCATTGTGTCGCGCCTACTAAGGGCGATGTTAGACGAGTTATGGTAGAAGGCGACAGTGGACTACTTAATGTCTGCTGGAAGGGTGATGAAACCTATCGTGGTAAACACTTAGGCTTTCCTACCTGGTCACCAACAAACAATACACTAACATGGGAGAATGGAGCTAAGGCTGTTTTCTTCTCCGCAGAAGATCCAGAGCGTCTTCGTGGTCCACAAGCATTTAGCGCATGGACTGACGAACTTTGCGCCTGGAACCACGCTCAAGAGACTTGGGACATGCTTATGTTTGGTCTGCGTCTAGGACGTAAGCCACAAGTCTTTGTGACAACAACCCCTAAAACAACTAAGCTGCTAAGAACTATTATCGCTGATGAGAAAACTCTTGTTAGTAAGGGTAGTACGTTTGATAACGCGGCTAACTTAGCTGACTCCTTTATTGAAGCGGTTAGGAAGACCTACGAAGGCACACGTCTTGGTAGGCAAGAGTTATATGCAGAAGTATTAGATGAAGCGTCAGGTGCGCTCTGGAATAGGAACCTGTTACATACTTGTGAGATAGACCAGGACGATGTTCCTCAGTTGTCTCGCCTCATTGTGTCGATTGACCCTGCTATTAGCGCCAATGCTGAGAGTGATATGACGGGTATAATTGTCGCTGGGATAGATGTAAACGGAATAGCCTACGTACTAGAGGATCACACTGGACGCTACACACCTCAACAATGGGCTGCTAAAGCCATTGAACTATATCACAAGCACATGGCAGACCGTATCGTTGCGGAGAAGAACCAGGGTGGTGATATGGTCCGACATACTCTGCATACCGAAGATGAAACCGTTCCTGTGAAACTCGTACACGCAAGTAGGGGTAAGATGGCACGGGCTGAACCTGTCTCTGCACTATATGAGCAAGGTAAGGTTAAACACGTCAAGGGACTAAACGACTTAGAGGATCAGATGGTACAGTGGGAACCTTTAGGGTCCACAGGCTCACCAGACCGTCTTGATGCTATGGTATGGGCTATAACGGACCTCTCACTGAATGGGTATGCAAAACCACAGTTAGTTCTGGCATACAGCAACGCTAAAGGCTTGAAGTAAAATGGTAAAGAAACTTTCACCCACGGAATCCACGGCTACTCTAGGTGTCGCTGGACAGAACACATATAACGGACAGATCCGTGCAGATGAGTTTCTACCTGAGCTTCGCGGCAAGAAGGCTATTCGTAAGTATCGTGAGATGCGAGACAACGATAGCACTATTGGCGCGGTAATGTATGCAACAGAACAAGTATTACGTGACGTAGACTTAAAGGTGTATGCCTGTAACGACACACCAGAAGCAAAGAAGGAAGCAGAGTTTGTTCAGAGCGTTCTTGATGACATGGACCACAGCCTTGACGATCATGTGGCTGAGGCTCTATCCTGTTTATCTTACGGCTTCGCTTGGTTTGAAGTTGTATATAAACGGCGTGTTGGACCCACTCAAACTAATGAGAAGAAGCGTTCAAAGTACACTGACGGACGTATGGGTGTTCGTAAGATCGCAATGCGAGCGCCTTGGACGGTATCTAGGTTTGATGTAGATGCTAAGACTGGTGATGTAAATGGTATGTACCAGGACGTTGGGTACGGCGGTACATCTAAGCACTACATCCCTGCTAGAAAGAGTTTGTATTATCGTACTACATCTATTAATGGTGACCCTTCTGGTCGTTCTATTCTTCGTAACGCTTATACTAGCTACGAGTATCTTAACAATCTTCAAGCTATCGAAGCTATCGCGGTTGAGCGTGAGTTGGCTGGTATCCCTGTCGCTCGTATCCCTTCTGAGTATCTCAGTAGTGATGCCACACCAGCGCAAACAGGATTTGTACGTAACCTTCAAGAAATTCTTCGGGATGTTAAGTTCAACGAGCAAGGATACATTATTACTCCTTCCGACACCTATCCCGATAAAGATGGAAGTCCTACCAACATCCGATTAGTGGATGTAGAACTTATGTCTTCAAGTGGTTCCAGGAATATCGACATAGACCCTATTGTTCGTCGTTATCAACACGACATTGCTAGGAGCGTCTTGTCTGAGTTCCTGATGCTTGGTAGTCAGGGCGGTTCATACGCCTTGTCGAAGAGCAAGACAGACCTGTTCCTCCGTGCGCTTGAGAGTTACGTACAACAGATCGTTGACGTGCTTAACAAGCAGCTAGTCGAAAGACTATGGCAGTTGAACGGTCTGGACTATTCGCTGATGCCAACTATTAAAGCTGGCGATGTGGCACCGCATGATCTTCGTGAGATTGCAGGGTTCCTGCGTAACCTTAACGGCGCAGATATTAACGTCAGTAATCACCCAGAGGTTATACAAAACCTTATGGATATCGCTGAATTAAATTATGACCCTAATGGGGCTACAGAAACAGAAGAGCCAGACGAAGCTCTCGAAGAACAACAGGAAACTGAATAATGGCATATCTTAATGATCGCGTTTTCGATGAGGGTCTATCTATCCTCGACTTGGAAGCTAACGCAGTACACGTAACCTCAGCAGAAGCTACTACCTACGCAGAGGCTACATCGACCTACACACTTGGTCTTTCAAGCTCACTTTCCATTGCTGCCCCATCAGATCGTACTGGTGGTGGACGTAAGGTTGCAGTATCAGCTATCTCTGACGGTGACATCACAGGCACAGGCACTGTTACTCACTACGCTCTTGTCGATACAGCAAACTCTCGCTTGTTGGCTACAGCTGCACTTACAGCCTCTCAGTCAGTAACAAACGGTAACACATTTACCTTGGCTACATTTGACATCGGCATCCCTGATCCAGCGTAAGGAATAAACTATGGCACTTGTTATTAAAGATCGTGTAAAGGAAACTACCACAACTACAGGTACTGGAACTTACACTCTAGCAGGTGCCGAAGTTGGTTTCCAATCGTTCTCCGCTATTGGGGATGGCAACACTACTTACTACTCCGTTACCAACACAGCTGGTAATTGGGAAGTAGGTATTGGTACGTACACTGCCTCTGGAACCACTTTGGCACGTACAACTATTTTGTCATCCTCCAACAGCAACAACGCAGTTAACTGGATAGCTGGTGAGAAACTGATATTTGTCACCCAGCCCTCCTCAAAGGCATCCTACTTAGATGCAAGCGGTAACCTAAACTTATCTGGCGGCACAGTAGACGGACGTGATGTAGCGACTGATGGAGTTACAGCAGACAACGCTTTACCTAAAGCTGGTGGGCAAATGACAGGCAACATTACTATGTCTGGTTCTCAAACTGTTGATGGTCGTGATTTATCCGCAGATGGCACTAAGATAGATTTTATCTCTGTTACACAAGCAGTTAACCTAGATGAAATGGAAGCTGACTTAGCGGCTCTTGCTAATGGTATGGTATATAAGGGTGATTGGGCTGCTAATTCTGGTAGTTTCCCTGGCTCTGGCGTGGCGCAAACTGGTTGGTTTTATTATGTTACTGTAGCGGGAACTGTTAATAGTGTCTCTTTCAATGTTGGCGATAACATTGTTGCAATTACAGATAACGCTTCCTCCACTACTTTCGCAGGTAATTGGTCTAAGCACGACAATACAGCCGCAGTACAATCAGTTGTAGGTTTAATCGGCGCTATAACTAAAACCTCACTACTAACTGCGTTAAATGTAGAAGACGGGGCAGATGTAACAGATACAACTAATGTAACAGCCGCTGGTGCTGTTATGGATAGTGAAGTTACTAACCTTGCTCAAGTAAAAGCGTTTGATAGTACGGACTACGCCACATCTACACAAGGTACTACTGCTGATAATGCTATACCTAAAGCTGGCGGAACTATGACAGGTACACTTAACGTACCTACTGTAGACTTTGGAGATTGGACTATCACAGAAAGTGGTGGCTCAATGTACTTTGCCTATCAAGGAACTAACAAGCTAAAGCTAGACAGCAGTGGTACACTGTCCGTAACTAACGATCTGCAAGCAGACCAAACTATCACATAATAATAATAATAATAAGCTAATAGTGGGAACGCGAAGATGGCAGTAAAAGTAAACGGCACCGAAGTAATAGACGACAGCAGGAACGTAACTAACGTAGGTACTGTTGACGGACGTAATGTATCCAGTGATGGCACTAAACTTGATGGTGTCGCTGCTAATGCTGATGTTACTTCTACTGCACTGCCAGCTGCCCTCACAGGTCTATCTACTAACGCATCTCCTGCCTCTGATGATATTATTCCTATCTACGACACCTCTACCTCAACCTGGAAGAAAGCTACAGTTACAGCTTCTGCATTGCAGGGGGTCAAAGGTCAGAAGGGTGAAGTCGGAGCTAATGGTACCGCTGGTACTACTGGTGCTAAGGGTCAAAAGGGTGAAGTCGGAGTAACAGGTAATACTGGCTCAACGGGTTCTACTGGTTTAACTGGCTCAACTGGCGACAAGGGCCAGAAGGGTGAAGTTGGCGTAACTGGTACAACTGGTTCTAAGGGACAAAAAGGCGAAGTCGGCGCTCAAGGTATCCAAGGCATAACTGGTACTACTGGGTCCACTGGCACGACAGGATCTAAAGGCCAAAAGGGCGAGATAGGAACTACAGGCTCTCAGGGCATCCAGGGTATTCAAGGTATAACAGGTAATACTGGTTCCACTGGTACCACTGGCTCTAAGGGTCAGAAGGGCGAAGTTGGGGCTGGCGGCGCTACAGGCACAACTGGTGCTAAGGGTCAAAAGGGTGAGGTTGGCGTAACTGGCTCACAGGGTATACAAGGTATCCAGGGCATACAAGGAGCTACAGGCTCGACAGGCTCAACTGGTACCACTGGTGCTAAGGGTCAAAAGGGTGAGGTCGGTACTACTGGTTCAACAGGTTCGCAGGGCATCCAAGGTATCCAAGGCGTAACTGGTAATACAGGTTCCACAGGATCTACAGGTTTAACTGGCGCTAAGGGACAAAAAGGTCAGACTGGTAATACTGGTTCAACAGGTACCACTGGTACCACTGGTCAAAAGGGACAAAAGGGTGAAGTCGGAGTAACAGGTAATACAGGTACCACTGGTCAAAAGGGCCAAAAGGGTGAGGTCGGTACTACTGGTACTACTGGTTCAACTGGTTCAACTGGTTCCGCTGGTGCTAAAGGACAAAAAGGTGAAGTTGGTCTTAGTACAACCCTTGCTGCTGTTGGAACTTATGCTTTTATGTTTAGCACATCAAGTAATAGTACTGGCTTGCAGGCTAATTCTACTTATGCTGGCTCTGGTTTGCGATACAGTGGCTACACCAGCTCCTATATCTATGACGGGAACCTTTATTCATACGGCAACAGCGCCCCCGCAGCACCAGCAGGTACATGGAGAGCTATGGGACATGCTCGGGATAGCCGTTATAGCCGTTATAATGCAACATTGTTCGCAAGGATATCCTAATGAGGTTAACAATAACAGAAGTCCGTAATGCGGCATCGCTGCAAACTGACAACCTTCGTATGAACGTAGAGATTAACCACCCAAACTACGGCTGGATACCTTACACAGTAGACCCAGTTGACACTGACACAACCATCGACAACGAGGCAGTGTTAAATATCATCGGCACAGACTTTGCAGCCTACGTTGCCCCTACTCAAGCAGAGCTAGACGCAGATACAGCCGCACAGGTACGCAGTGAACGTGACAGAATCCTAGCAACAGTCGTTGACCCTCTGGTATCCAACCCTCTCCGCTGGTCTGACCTAACGTCTGATAATCAGGCTGAGTGGCCTAGATACAGGACAGCACTTCTGAATGTTCCACAGCAAGCTGGCTTTCCACATAGTGTGATATGGCCTACACAACCAGAATGATAATCTACCAAATCTCTCTTCACGGATCAGCCTACGATGCTAGGGGTAAGACATGGCCCCAGGTTACGTCTGAGACTGGATGTAAGCCCCGTACAGAGTGGTTAGACCCTGTTCATGACAGACCATTGCTAATAGGTGAGTTTGGATGCTCAGTAAGCCATTTACGGGTGTGGGAAGAGATATCTTCAAGTGACCTTAATGGTATCATACTTGAGGAAGATGCTACATTCCACTCTATCAATCCCAACCATGTGGATCACTTACTAGAGAGTTACGATAGTGTTTGGCTAGGATACCGTTGGAATGATATGGGCTACTGGTATAATTGCCACGCCTATGCCATCACACCAGACACAGCTAGACTACTCATAGAGGACTTTTGGCATCAGATCATTCCCGCAGATGAGTGGGTGCCAATGAAGCTCAAAGACAAGCGTAACTACTTCTACCCCGAAGAGGTTGTTAAGCAAATCCCACGGTCAACCCGACCAAGCACCATTGAGGATACACAAATGATACCCGAAGATAAAAGTAATATGCACATCTTAGCAGTAGGGACAGACGACACTAAGTGTTGGGCTTTGAACCAGTCAGCTAAGAGCTACGGAGTAGATGTACTTAACTTGGGCATCGGAAGTGATGCCTTCGATATGACTGGTTTTGGCGGTATGCCTAAGATCAAGTTAGTTAAGGAACACTTAAAGAGTTTGCCTGGTAATGACATTGTGTTGTTCATGGATGGTTATGACACCTTCTTTGCAGACAACCTGTCAACTATACGAGAACGCTTTCTTGGCTTTAACGTAGACATTCTATTTAGCGCAGAAGAGACTTGCTGGCCCCTTACTGACAATGACTTCTTTCAATCTCGTTGGAAGGACGAAGGTACACCATACAAGTACCTTAATAGCGGTCTTTACATCGGACGGGTTGAGGCTTTGTTAGCCTTCCTTGAGTTAAACGAGAAGATGAGCGACAATGGTGACGATCAGCTATTCTGCCAGATCCGTTTTCTGTCGCGGGGGGATAACAAATTCCCTTACAGCATAACACTAGACTACGAAGCATACATCTTCCAGAACCATGACCCAAGCGTAAGGGTTGTCAATGGTCAGTTGTGGAACGACAGGACAAGCTGTTGCGGCTGCATCTATCACGGTAATGGTGGAGACGATGCCAAAGACCTGTTTGTCGAAATGGCAGGTAAGTTTGGCTACCACGAACAATTAACCTCTCCCCCAGTTAATAAGCTGGACTACAAGGAAGTAGCTCAAGACGTACTTGTTACCCCTTTCCTATCGGAGAGCCAGTGTAGTAACTTGATCTATAAGTCTGAGGAACTTGGTAACTGGGGACAGCTAGACGGTGATAAGTTTCCTGCACAAGAGATAAGGCTTAAAGAGTTAGGTCTCTGGCGAGACTACGAGATGATGTGGAAGGACAACCTATTTAAGATCTGTGAGCAACACTGGAAGCCAGTGGAATACATGGGACTACGTGATGCCTTTGCTATGCGTTACGCTATGGACACACAGACCTCTCTAGGCTTTCACACGGATGCTTCTCTTATCACTGGTAGCGTTAAGCTAAACGACAACTATGAAGGTGCTACTCTCTACTTCCCGAAGCAAGAGTTTAACAACAACGATGTTCCTGTCGGAAGCTGCATATTGTTCCCAGGACAAGTTACTCACGGTCACTATGTAGATGAGCTACAGTCTGGGGTTAAATACTCACTTACTATGTGGACATCCCGTTATGTGGGTGATGAAAATAGTTAAACGATTTATTGAGATAGGTTCGGCTGACTTTGATACTTGCTTGCCTCTAGCTAAGGCAGGTTGGCAGGGAATTTCCGTTGAACCCGTTCCTTACCTTTACGACAGAGTAAAGAAACAATATGAAGGCCATACTGTAGAGGTCTTAAATTGTGCAATCTCTGATATGAAGGGTTCCGTTAAGATGGCGGTAGGTCTTGATGAGGGGTGGCTATCTGGTTGCTCCCACGTTATTTCAGACAACCATATTGGATACAAGCTCAGTACTCACCCAGATAATGTAAACAACTTCAAGCAAACTATTACTGTTGACTGCATGACGTTGGACGACTTGCTTATCAGTATTCCATCAGACCAGCAAATTGACCTTATGAAGATAGATACAGAAGGACATGAGTTGAATATACTCATGAACTACTCTTTCCGAATAAAACCCCGCTTTATGAAGATTGAACATAAGCATGTTGATGATACTTTGCTGGTAAGGAAACTTGAGGAAAATGGTTATATGGTCTGGACCGAAAAAGATGACATATACGGTATAGTCTAAGGAGCAATAAATGTTTGGAACCAGCCCTTTTGCAGCCGCTACCTTCGCAGGTGCTGGCGGCGAAGAATACGAACTAACAGCTGGTGCCATTACTACTGGTGCGGCGAGTGTCCCCGCTAACTCTATGTCTGAGGAAGAAACTCTAGGTGCATTGTTTGTGCTGTCTGGTGTTCCTACTTTAGGTACTAGCGGTTTCGACCAGGGACAAACACTTTCCGCCCCAGCATTAGACTTAGGTGTACCAACACTTGATACAGCATTATTCCACGAAGAAGGGACATTTTCCACTGGTGAGCTAACCTCCTCTGCCTTTATCCTAGACACAACAACATTTACCGAAGTACATGATATATTCCCTGGTTCCATTTTGTCTGGTGTACCAGTTAATGATACCTCTGCATTTAACCAAGACCAGAAGATTGACGCTCCTGCACTAGACACTGGCGCTGTTGTCGTTGACGACATACCTATGTCAGAGGAAGAGACACTATCTGCTAATGGCATAGTCACAGGTACACCATCCACACCTAGCGCAGACATCACAGAGAACAATACACTCTCTAGTGCAGACTTAGATACAGGTAATGTAGACCTACCAGACATACCTATGTCAGAGGAAGAGACATTTTCCACTGGTGACCTAGTTACAGGGAACCCAATACCTAGCGCCACAGGATTCAACCAAGACCAGACGTTTGAGCCTAACGCATTGGATACAGGTGCAGTAGACCTTCCCGCTAACAGTATGTCAGAGGAAGAGACCTTTACAGCTAGGGATATCATAACCGATACTCCATCTACACCTAGCGCAGACTTCGTTGAGGACAATAAACTATCTTCTCCAAACATAGATACTGGTGCAGTAGAGCTTCCAGACATACCTATGTCAGAGGAAGAGAGCTTCTTTGCTAATGAGTTAGTTACAGGGGCTGTAGAGCTACCAGCTATCTCAATGTCGGAAGAAGAGACACTTTCTACTGGTGACCTCTACACTGGCGCAGTAATAATAGATATAGCTCCGTTCTTCCAGACACAAGTTCTTACTCCTGTCGGAATAACTACTCCACCGCCAATCGTTCCTCCTGTCATTAAGTATGGTGACCACCTCTTCTACATGGAACCTTTGTGGACTGGCGCACCTGTTCTTGGTAGCCCATACTGGAACCCCACTTTAGCTAGGGTAGTTAATATAGCAAACAATCGCATAGGAACCAAGACTGGGGTTAGGGACGGTAACTCAGTCAGGTTCGGCAGCAACAATAATGTTAAGGTAGGCTAATGGCTTTCAGAATAAAAACAAACGACACTTCACCTAAGCTGGCTGTTACCCTTGAGGATGCAAATGGTAATGGTATTCCCTTAGCTGGCGCAACTGCCCGTTTTCATATGAAAGCCTTTGGTGCGACCACCCTCAAGATAGATCAACCAGTTACTATCACAGATGATGTTAAGGGTATCGTAGAGTACACCTGGGTAGTTGGCGACACAGACACAGCTGGAACTTACTACGGTGAGATAGAAGTTATTTACGGTGACGCCACGGTAGAGACCTTCCCTAACAATGGGTACTTTACCATCATCATAAGGGAGGACTTAGATTAATGGCAGATGAGTTTGACATTAATAAATTGCCCTCAGAGGAAGAAGTTAACAAGGCTGAAAAGCCATTGAACAAACCCTTTCGTCTCCCTAAAGGCTCAAGTAAGAAGTTTGGTGTCTACGTCAAAGATGGCGACAAGACAAAGAAGGTTACTTTCGGTGATCCTAACATGGAGATCCGCAGAGACGACCCTAAAGCTAGAGCTAACTTTCGTAGCCGACACTCATGTGACACGGCAAAAGACAAAACCTCAGCACGTTATTGGTCGTGCAGAATGTGGAGTGGTAGTACCGTGGGTAGTATAACTAAAGATATAACAGGCCAGATCTTAAAGGCCGACGAAGAACAACGCATGGTCTATGGCTGGGCCTCTGTAGTAACTGAAAAAGGTGAACCAGTGATTGACCGCCAGGGCGATGTAATAACACCTGACACGCTAGTACGTGCCGTGAATAAGTTCATGGAGCATGTTCGTGTAGGTAAAGAGATGCACAAGGGTGATCAAATTGGGGCCGTTATACACTCCATGCCTATCACAAAAGAGATTGGTGAATCCCTTGGCATACAGAGTGACCGTGAGGGTTGGATTGTCGCGTTTAAAGTATATAACGATGACGTTTGGGCCAAGGTCAAGTCTGGTGAACTAGCTGCATTTAGTATTGGCGGCAGAGCAATGAAGGAAGAGTTATAATGGCTAACCTTTTAATGGAGCTTGAGTTAGATGAACTGTCATTAGTTGATCGCCCAGCCAATGCACAAGCAATGGTATCACTGTTCAAGCGTGACAACTCCAACGGAGATAATATGGAAAACGAAGTAGAAACAACAGAGAAAATGTCTGATGACATGATGGCTAAACTCAAGCCTTACATGGACAAGGGTATGTCAGAAGAAGAGGCCACTAAGGCATACAACTTCGACATGAAGAAGGCAGACGATGTTGAAGCTGTAGAAGAGATCAACCCTCTTGCAGAAGAAGTAGAACGCCTCAAAGCTGAGAACCAACATCTCCGCAAGGGTTTGATCGACAACGGGTACGTTATCCGTGCTGAGTCAATCGAGAAGAAAGCCCCAGAAGAGTTTGTCGAGTACGATGGTGAGAGCATCAACAAAGCTGACATTCCTGCTGTGATCCTCAAGGCTCTTGAAGCTGCTGAGATTGCTAAAGCAGATGCAGAGCTAACAGCTAAAGCGGAAGAAGCCCTTCCTAACTTTGATGCTGCGACAGCTAAAGAATTAGTTAAGTCTTTCGAGACTAACGAAGAAGTCATGGGTGTATTGAAAGCGGCTGATAAGGCGTTTGGCACATCAATGGAAGAAGTAGGCAAGGCCGATGTTGACGGAAACTTCACTACCGCAACTGATAAACTTGATGCACTTGTAAAGTCCTTCATGGACACCAACTCAATGAAAAAGAGTGACTACGCTAAAGCATACGCTGCCGTAGCAAAGACCGACGAAGGTAAAGCTCTAATCACTAAATCCTACAAAGGGGAATAATCATGGCTGTTATGCAATCACGCGACAACCGCACTTTCGTTGCAGGGGAAGACCTCTCCGCAGCACAATTTAAATTCGTAACGCTTGAGTCGGACGGTCAAGTAGACCTTGCTGACTCCGCTGGTGAGAACGCTATCGGCGTCTGCATCGTAGGCGCAGGCTCAGGTAAAGCAGTTACAGTAACTGTTGGTGGCTCTGTCATGGTAGAAGCTGGTGGCTCAATCAACGCTGGCGCTCAAATTCAATGTGGTGCTGATGCTACTGCACTGACCGCTGCCGCTGGCGATGTTGTCATGGGTTACGCCCGTGAAGCTGCCGTAGACGGACAGATCATCGAAATGGAACTGATCCAGGGCGGCAACGTAGTCCCAGCCTAACCCAGCATTTAAAGGAATATCATAATGCCACTATTGACACCATCATCGGTCCATCTGGACCAACCCTTGACAAACCTCACTATTGCGTATGTTCAAGACCAATCTAACTTTATCGCGGATAGCGTATTTCCAACAGTTGGCGTAGAACGTCAGTCTGACAAATACTACATCTATGACCGCGCCAACATGAACCGTTCTGGCGATGTTAAAGTTCTTGCTCCACGCACAGAAGTTAACCGCATCGGACAGTCAGTCTCCAATGCTGCTTACTACGCTGAGGTGCGCGGTTTGGCAATGGACTTCGACCAACAGACTTTGGCAAACGAAGATGCAGCTTTGGACATCCGTTCAGCTGGCGCACAGACATTGACAACTCGTTTGTTGATTGACCGTGAAGAGCAGTTTGCTGACACCTTCTTCAAGACTGGCGTATGGGGTACTGAATCTACTCCTGGCAACTTGTGGTCAGACTACACTAACTCTACACCTATCCAAGATGTGACAACCGCTCGTCGCACCATGCAACTCAAGTCTGGCGGTTTCAAGCCAAACACAATGGTTGTCGGTAAAGAAGTTCGTGACATCCTGATCAACCACCCTAAGATCCTGGCACGTTTGAATGGCGGTTCAACCGTATCAAACCCAGCTTTGATCACAGATGCTAAATTGGCAGAGATCTTTGAAGTAGAGAACTTCTACATCATGGAAGCTGTTAAGAACTCTTCTGTAGAAGGTGTAGCAGAATCTAACGCCTTTATCGGTGGTAAACATGCTCTCTTGGTACACGGCCCACGCAATGCAGGTCTCATGACCCCAGCTGCTGGTCTTACCTTCGCTTGGAACAATGTACCAGGCACAAACAACCTGGGCATCACAGTTGAATCGTTCTCCGACGATGGCTTGAAGCGTTTGCAGGTTGCAGAGCAGATCCAAGTTAAAATGGCCTATGACATGAAAGTCACTGGCACAGATTTAGGTTACTTCTTCTTAGACGTAGTAGCTTAAACAACTAAGGTGGGGGCTTTAGTGGTCCCCACCTCTTTCACATGAGGAACCCCGACTATGACACCCTTTCAATATGACAGACCCGTATTCGTAAAAGTCCCATTCAATGGCGGTAAGCGTGACTGGAAGCGACAAGAACATTTCCCTTGGAGAGAGCTATCAGTAGATAGGATATCTGTCGAGGCGCTATATAATAATGAATACCTCTACCACAACGAAGAGCTTGAAGTACAGGCTAAGGTCGGTGATGGACTAGAGGCTCTTGATGTCGAGGCACTATCTAAAGTAGTAGCAGCCATCAATGAGAAGGTTAAAGCAAAGACTTCTTCACAAGCTGACTATGACCGTAAGAAGTGTAAACAATCTAGGATAGTAGATAAGCAACGCGGTTTGATCCGTAGTTGGCGCAGAACACATGGACAGTTGGAGAACGACTAATGGCTTGGAGCTACGACGAAGGCAACCTTAACACAGATAATGCTCTAGGGCGTTTGAACGCTGTTAGGTTATTAATTGGTGACACAGACACCTTTGACCAACAAGTGCAGGATGAGGAAATAACCTTCGGCCTAGCTCAAGCTAATACTAACGTATATACTGCGGGGGCTTGGCTCTGTCGAGTACTGGCAGCTAAGTACTCTCGTAGTGTTGATAGTGAACTTAGCGGTGCGCTTAAAGAGAGTGGGTCTCAACTAAAGGCTCACTACACTTCACTAGCAGACACACTAGAGTATCAGGCTCAGAAGCAGGGTGGACTTGGTGTTGTTGCTGGTGGTATCATAGTATCAACTGTAGACGCTGTAAGATCTAACACTAACCGTGTAAGACCTGAGTTTACCAAAGACCAATTTAAGATCGACGAAGCACAATTTAAATACGATTAAGGACGGGTCATGAGAGCGTATAACTTACTTAAACTCACTCAGCGTTATGGTTCGCCACTCACGCTCGTAAAGACTACCACAGGTGCTTACGATCCATCTACTGGCTCTGCTGCGACAACAACCAAGAACTATATCTTCACGGGTTATCTGTTCAACTCAGAAGAGGGTATTCTGCTTGATGATATTAGACGCGGTACAAGTAAATGTGTTATTCCTGCACTTAACCTGGGGGTCGTCCCTGACGATGGTGATCAAGTTACTGGACTTGGTGATACTAAGAACATAAATAGAGTACAGACCTACTACTCTGATGGTGTCGCTATCTGTTATGTCTGCGAGGTAGCTGAGTAATGGCTAGAGGTGGATTTAAAGTAAATAAGAGCGCCCTAACAGCAGAGTTCAATAAGATAAGGGACTTTGCAGAACTAGAGGCTAAGTCTTTCACTAATGATATAGCTGATGATGCTATTAGGTTCTCCATTAACTTCGTAGATACTGGGGCCTACATTACCTCCTTCTCATTTTCCACTGGTAGCGGTAGACCAAGAGGTGTAACATCCCGAAGGAAACAACGCAATCAACCCGCTGGTCAAAAGGCTGCGGAGGGAAGAGACCTCTTAGCAGGAGATATAGCGGAGTTAAACTTCGAGACCTTGCAGAACCTTAAATTACGTAATGGTTCACCCCACGCTGATCAAGTTGAGAACTACTTGCAGAAGAAAGTGTTCGAGAGGCTAAGGATTAAATATGGCTGATATAACAAGAGAGATCAGAGCTATCCTTGAAGGCCATCTGTCTACTATAGTAGATGTCCCTCAGATAGCTTACGAGAGCGTCTCATTCGCTCCCACGACAGGTACATCGTACTTGCAGGTAGTTTACCTACCAGTTACCCGAAGACCTGCTGTTAGGGGCTTAAACCCACAACAAAGATATGACAGTCTTCTTAGTATTAACTGTTACGCACCAGAAGGCTCTGGACCATCCGCAGCTGACACCCTGGCTAAGAACGTCATGGAGGCGTTTGAGGCTACTACTTCAATCTCACAAAACAACATAACAGTTCGTATTGACTACGCTGAAAGACAACAGGGTATTCTGAATAGCCCTTGGTACTTTGTCCCCGTTAATATTGCTTGTTACGCATACAACTAATTCCTAGGAGAATATAATATGGCCTTTGCACAGGGTTCACGTTCCAGTCTGTCTTACATTGTCGAAAGCACTTTCGGCACTACACCAGTTGGCAACTTCCAAAACATACCTTTCACATCCCACTCCCTCAACATGACTAAAGAGCGTGTTGCTGGTACTGACATTCAAGCTGACCGTATGTCTCGCGTAGATCGTCACGGCAACCGTCAAGTAGCTGGCGATATCACAGCTGATCTTCGTGATGGTGACTTCGACACATTCATTGAATCTGCTATGTTGTCCACTTGGGCTACTGACGTTATCAAGGTTGGTACTACACCTAAGTACTTCTCCATTGAAGACTATGCAGCTGACATCGACCAAGCTCGTTTGTTCACAGGCTGTTCAGTAAATACTCTGTCTGTCGCACTTGCACCTAACGCAATGGTAACAGGTACGTTTGGTATGGTTGGCAAAGATATGACCATCACAGCTACAGAGAAGACACAGGACGCACCAACATCTGCAAGCCCATTCGATGCTTACTCTGGTGACTTGGAGATCGGTGGAGCTACCTCAGCTATCGTTACAGCAATGGACTTCACACTAACCAATGGCTTTGCCCCTACATTTGTGGTTGGTGACGACAGCACTCCTTCCCTTGAGGTTGGTGACGCTGTAGTAGAAGGTACTCTCTCAGCTTACTTTGAGGATGCCTCCCTGATTAACCGTTTCATCAACGAGACAGAGACTTCACTTAAAGTCACCGTTGGCGACAATGCTGGTACACCTAACACTATGGAGTTCTTTTTCCCACGGTGCAAGATCAACAGTGCTGACGTAGGCGTAGATGGCCCTACAAGTCGAGTTATCTCTCTATCATTTGTCGCACTGAGAGATGATACAGAAGCAACAAACTTGCGTATTACACGCTCGTAAGAGATCCTGTAGCTACAGGCGGGGAGTGTCGGTGTCGGGTCTGACGCTCCCCATTTTCCCACCCGACATAAAAGGAAACCCGATATGGACCTTAAAGACCTGACCCCGAAATCAGATGTCGTTGAAGTGGCTATTTGCCACCCAGGTACAGGCGAAGCTCTGTTGAACGACGATAAAACACCAATGACTATTACTATGTATGCCCCTCACTCCAAAGAGTATAAGAAGGTCATGCACGAACAGACTAATAAACGTATCAAGTCTGCAAATACCACTGGTAAGTTAGATATCACATCAGAAGAGTTAGACGACAACACCCTCGACGTTATGTCTAAGGCCACTAAAGAGTGGAACCTAACTTTTGGCGGAGAAAAGCCTAAATTGACAGAAGCTAAAGCTAAGGAACTTTATCAAGAGGTGTTCTGGATCAGATCTCAACTAGATGAAGCTATCGCAGGCTCCTTAGCTTTTATGATGGGCTAGTCAAAAGCCTTGTGGAGTATGCGGAACATGAGTTTTCGCTGAACAAGTCTGATGATGGTAATATCTCAAGAAGACAACACCTAGAGCAAGTAGAGAAGCAGACTGGACGTAAGCCCAAAGAGTTAGACGGACCTAAGTTCCCCTACCTTATGTCATACGTGTGGTCTGCTTTTATCTACATCAGTGGGTCTAGGTCTATGGGATTTAATGGCCCAAGTGCTATCACCTACCAAGAAATACAGTCCTGGGTTGAACTTACTCAAACCCCACTAGACGCAAGAGAAGTTGAGGCAGTTAAGTACCTCGACACAATATTTATGAGGTCCATGAATGGCTAATGTAGCAGAGTTTAATATTGACTTTACGGACCTCAAGGTTCTTAACGACTACTTGAATAAGACAACCGATAAAGTAGAGTTAATGGCGTCCTCTGCCAAAAAGGACTTCAACAGACTCAAGATGGCTATTGACCCTGTCGCCAGGGCGCAGAAGATGTTCAAGGACCAAGTACTGGTAGCGCAGAAGGCTCTTGCAACTAACTCTATATCTAATAAACAGTACGCTGAAACATTTAAGATGATCCAAGCTAACGCTGCTAAGGCTGGTGTTCAACTTAACCAGTTTGGTCAGGTAGCATCAGTTAATACTCGTAGCATGAAGAAGTTTGGTGCTGTCGGTATGCAGCAAGTCGGTTATCAGGTACAGGATTTCGCGGTCCAGGTACAGGGTGGAACTAGCGCAATGGTAGCTCTTGGTCAACAAGGTTCCCAACTCTTGGGTATCTTCGGGCCAGCTGGTGCTATTGCTGGTATGATCTTGGCTATTGGTACTGGTCTTGTCGGGGCATTTAACGCTGCACGTAGTTCTTCTGCAAGCGCCATCAGTAAGTTTGAGAGCTTTACTGGTGCCATGAAGGCAATGAAGGAGGAGATAGAAGACCTTACCCTCAAGAACTATATGTTCAATGTTGGCATAGAGAATACATCCTTGGCCTTAAAGAAGCTGGCCCTAGGGGCTATAGAAGCCAACATGGCGGCTTACGAAGCTATGAGTACGTTTGAAAAGATGTTTAGTAACCTAAAGAACCGTATCAAGTACGCTTTGAGCGGTGAGTTAGAGGATCAAGCTGAGACACTTAGAACGGAAGCTGATAAGCTACAAGCACTGCTAGATGAATTTAAGAAGAATGAAGCTGCAACCGAAGCCGCCAAGGAATTGGAACGGTTAGAAGAGGCTAGGGGTGAACTATTACAGAGTTACCTTGATGAGTATGATGGTCTCTTAAAGTTACAGGGACTCAAGGACCGCGCACTGTTCGTGGCAAAGCAACAAGTAGCATTAGATAAAGAATTAAACAAGCTAAAGAGACAAGAGGGTCTTAGTGACCAGGATGTTAGCTTGATGTATCAAGTTATAGTAGCTAGACAACAAGAAGCATTGGCTATCTATGACATTACTCAAGCGGAAAAATTGTTAGAGGATCAGAAGAAGCAAAACGATATTAATGCGAGGAATAGAGAAATTGCTCGTAGGAAAGCACACAAGCAAGCCCTCGAAGACTACGCAGATGTCCTGGCTGCAAGTAAGAGCATAGGAAGCTCAATGGAGAGCGCCATGATGTCTATGGTAGACGGTACTAAGACAGTATCAGCTGCCTTTAAGTCTATGGCTTCTGAGATCATCAAAGATCTATACCGTATTTATGTCGTGAAGAAGATCACAGGCATGATCACAGGCGCTATTGATGGCTACTTTGCACCTAACGTAGCTGCTACAGCTGCTGTACCTGGTGTGGCTAACGGTGGGCCTGTACAGTATGGTAATAGCTACTTAGTAGGTGAACGTGGGCCAGAGATCTTTACCCCAGGAATGGGCGGTGGTCAAATCACATCTAATAGTAAGTCAGGTATTGGTAGTGGAGTTACTATCGTACAGAACATAAACGTATCGACAGGCGTACAACAGACTGTACGTGCTGAAATCCGACAAATGATGCCACAGATCGCAAACAGTGCTAAGGCTGCTGTAGTAGACGCTAAACGGCGTGGTGGTAGCTATGGGAAGGCATTTGCATAATGGCTATATCTTATCCACTCACTATGCCAACTAACATTGGTATCGCTGAGATCGAACTACGAACTAGGAATACGGTAGCAATATCTCAAAGTCCGTTCACATACAAGCAACAGACACATTCCTACGATGGTCAAATGTGGGAAGCGGATATTACTCTTCCTCCTATGAACAGGGATGATGCTGAATCTTGGGTGTCGTTTCTCATGGCTCTAAAGGGTCGTGCTGGTACATTCCTACTCTACGATCCATCTGCTAAGACTGCCAGGGGTACAGCTACTTCCGCTGTAGTCTCTGGTTCAGCTGGTGATAGTACTGTTACTGTTGTTATGACTGGTACTCTTAAAGCTGGCGACTATATCCAGTTGGGTACAGGGGCAGATGCTACCCTACATAAAGTTCTGATTGAGCAAGATGGTGATGGTAACTTAGAGATCTGGCCTAAGCTACGCAAGGATCGGACAAGTGTATCTGCTGACCTAACTAGCGCCTCTGGTCTATTTAGGCTTGCCGCTAATGAAACCTCCTGGTCAGTTAACAATGCCAGCTTCTTTGGCATCTCCTTTGGTGCTTCTGAGGTGGTCTCATGAGTAGGGACATATCCGCAGGACTACTAGCTGCACTAGGTACAGACCACATTCAACCTTTCTTTGCTGTAGAACTACTGTTTGACACAGCCCCCCTAAGGTTGTGGACAGGTGTTGGCGACAAGGTAATAAATGTACAGGGTGCAGATCAGACCTTTACTGGTACTGGTAGCCTACTTGAAATTAGTGGCCTAGACGAGGTTAATGATCTATCAGCCAAGAGCGTGGCGCTTAGTCTAACTGGACTTAATGCAGAAGTACTGTCAATCGCATTGCAGGAACCCTATCAGCGCAGAAGATGTCGTGTGTACTTTGGTGAACAGAGCGTAGCTGATGTCGTGGAGATCTTTGCTGGTAAGATGAATACCATGTCTATCAACGATGAAGCTGAATCAAGTACGATAGTCTTGGATGTTGAGAGTAACCTGATTGAGCTAGAGAGATCAAGTAACTGGCGATACACAGACGAGAACCACCAATCCCGATACAGTGGAGATACCTTCTTCTCCTATGTTCAAACAATACAGGATCAACAAGTAGCATGGGGACGAAAGAGCGCCTAAACATATACCTATCCAATCTAGTAGACGAACCTTTTCATTGGGGGGTCAACGATTGCTTTACCTTCACTAACGGAGCCTTTAGGGCTATGCACGGTGTTGGGTACGCAGATGATTGGATGGGTCGTTACATGAATGGTAGTTCTCCTAAGAACGCCACAAGTATGCGTAGAGAGTTTAAATACTCCACCTTATTTAATGGTCTAGCCAGTAAGCTAGTCAGAGTTGAGCAACCCGTCTTTGGTAGCCTTGTTACGACAAAGAAGAACCAGCGTTGGGTTACTGGTGCCGCCCTTGGTATTTCCATCGGGTCTAGGTGTATCTTCCTGTCGAAGGAAGGGCTTATAAGATTAAACATCGAAGATGTAGAAAGTGCTTGGGTTCTTAAATGAAGAATACTCCTAACGTACCGTTTAACGTACTGCGACACAACAACCACTGGGAGAGAGCGCCCAGAGATCCTATTTCAGCTGCTATTGCTACGTATCTTACTGGGGCAGCTGCTGGAACGACTTTAGCTGCTGCATGGGCTGCGGGAGCATACGGCTGGATGGCGGTTTACGCTTTGAGTACTCTTGCTATCTCTATGGTTACCTCTGCTATACTTGGTGCATTGGCACCTAAGCCTGACTTCGGTGGCGCAAGTAGTAACTCAGGTCAACTTCTGAGTAACGGCAAGAACGCACTAGCTCCTGCACAGTTTATTTACGGTCAGGTTCGTAAGGGTGGGACAATTACATACGTTGAGTCTACTGGGGATACTAATAAGATCCTTCACCAGATCATCGTAATAGCTGCACATGAAGTAGAAGAGATTGGCGACATATACTTTAACGACGAGATCGTTACTATGTCGAATGAGGATGTAACCTCTGCACCATACAACGGTTTTGCTAAAGTGTATAAGCACCTTGGTGATCAGACAAGTGCAAGTGATGCCTTCTCAAATTCCACTGCTACCCTAGCTAACACATTACACAGTGAAACTGGCGTTGGTCCTGACTTCATAGGTAAGGGATTGGCATATATTTATTGTCGCTTCACTTACGATCAAGACGCTTACGTAGATGGCCTTCCTACTATAACAGCTGTTGTTAAGGGTAAGAAGGTTGTTAAGACTATTAACGGCGTAGATCAGACTGCCGCCTATAGTAACAACGCTGCCTGGTGCATTAAAGACATCCTAGCCTCAAGCTACGGCCTGTCCGATAATCAGATCAACTATGAAACCTTTGAGGCCGCAGCTGTTGTCTGTGACGACACTACAGTACTCTCAGATGGCACACCTCAATATACTATGAATGGTGTTATGGCATCTAACGAGGGTATTGGTGATGTACTTCAACGGATGATGACTACCTGTGGTGGTACTCTGTTCTGGGGTGCTGGTTCCTGGCGTCTATATGCTGGTGAGTTTATTACCCCTACCAAGACACTAACCCTGGACGACTTTAGGAGCGGCATTAGCTTAGACACTAAGGTATCTATGCGAGATAACTTCAACGCTATCCGTGGTACATTTATTGACAGTAGCCAAGACTACATTAGTGCAGACTATCCACAAGTTGGATCTTCTGTATTCCAGACAGAGGACAATGGCGTAGAGACAGTACTTGACCTAGAGCTTCCGTTCACGACAAACTCTTTTGCTGCACAACGTATTGCTAAACAGATGCTGTATCGTAGCAGGGAGCAACTTACCCTTAGTGCATCCTTCGGAATGAACGCCTTTGACATTGAGGTTGGTGACTTTATCAAGATCCGTAATGAGCGTTATGGTTGGGGTACTGGCAGCGAGAAGACCTTTGAGGTAACTGGTTGGAAACTTGAACCTGACATGGATGGACAAGATCTTAGGGTTAACCTAACTCTACGTGAAAGTAGTTCAGCTGCCTTCGGGTTTAGTGAGTCTGACGAGAGAACTATCATCTCAAACAACACAACACTCTTGAAGTACTACGAAGTGCCATCTATTGGTATTACAGTAGGTCAAGTGTATCGTGAGGTTAACGAGAACGTAGTTAATGCCCTTACAGTAGACGTAACAAGCTCTGCTATAGACAGGATAGACTCAGTTATCCTCAAGCATAAGAGAACCTCTGACACTAACTTTACTTCCTCTGGTAAGACTATCATGGTTAACGAGGGGAATAATGCTGGTCGCTTTGAGATCGTAGGTATTAAAGCTCCTCAGATTAGTGAAGCTGCCATTAACTACACTGTGTCTGTAACCCCAGTAAACGCACTTGGGTTTAAGGGTACAGAGGTAACTACTACCTTTAATGTAACGGCAGATACAGTAGCACCAGCTGCACCTAGTTCCCTCACTCATTTACTATCGGGGGGTACAGCCTTCTTTGAGTGGCCTGCTGTAAGTGAATTAGATTTGTCGCACTATAAGTTGTACTTCTCCTCTGACGCTTCTTCTAACTTTGGTGATACTTCCGTACTCCCAAGGGTAAACAAGATCGCTAGACCTGCTACCTCAATTTCCTACCCTGCCCTGGCTGGTAAGTTCTTTATCTCTTCTGTGGATAAAACTGGGAACGAGAGTACTCTTGCTGCAAGTACTACTATTCTTAGCTCAGAGCTACCCCAACTTGGTCAGAGCGACACACATACGGAAAGCCCCAACTTTAGTGGTAGTAAGACTAACCTTACTGTCTCTGGTGGTAACTTGTTTATGTCGAGCTATTCGTCAGCTGGGTCTTCTGGTGTATATGAGTTCGATCATAATGGTGCTGGTTACTTCGACGTAGGGACATCACGTACAGTTAGGATATCAACAGCACTCACAGTTTCACGTAAACATGCTAACGCTGTTGCTGGTGAAGTTACTTGGGATGAAATACCTAATAACTGGGACACTTGGCCTGGTAACTTTGACACCTGGACTGATGAGGCTACTAACTTCGGAGGCTTTGCAGTACTATTAGAAGCTAGGGCATCCGATACTGTTGCAGGACTATCTAGTGAAAACTGGGCAGAGGCATCAGGCGATTTGGTTGGTCGGTACGTAGAGTTCAGAGCGACACTATCAAACACACTTGTAAATGTAACCCCGAATATAACAGCACTTAGTGCTACAGTGGAGTACTAATATATGTCACAACATGACTTTTCAATAGCCAATCAAACAGCCAGTAGTGCAAGGGCTGACATCAACAGTGGGCTACAGGCTTTGGCATCTAATAGTAGTGGAAGTTCTGCACCGTCTACTACATACGCTAACCAATGGTGGTATGACAGTACTAACGACATATTGAAGATACGCAATGAAGCAGACACAGCTTGGATTAACGTAGCTACCATCAACCAGGGTTCTTCAAGATACGAACCATATAACGCTGTTCCTGCTGGGGCGGTTAATACTTTTGCTATGAGTACCGCCCCTACTGGTTGGTTATCTTGTGATGGAACTGTGATATCACGTACTACTTACAGCGGATTGTTTTCTGTTGTGGGAACTGTGTACGGCGCTGGCGATGGGTCTACTACATTTAAGTTACCTGACCTTCGTGGGGAATTTGTCCGTGGCTTTGATGCCAGTCGTGGGGTCGATACTGGTCGTGTTTTTGGCTCCGCTCAGGATGATGAGATTGAAAGTCACGAACACAGGGTGTTTAAAGCAAACGTAACTGGTACCAGTGACATAGGAGTAAACAACGATTATCTTGGCTATCGTTATAATGATTTTGGGACAACGCTTGTTGCTGATAGTGGCAGGTCTGGCCCGATGTACTCAGGCGGCGGAACAGAAACACGACCACGAAACATAGCACTTCTTTACTGTATTAAATACTGAGGAATATAAATAATGTCTAAGGATGGAGTTTCGCAAGGCTTGACCAATAACATATCCATTGGTCTTGTCTTAGGTCTTATAACACAAGGTGCAGCAATAGTGTGGACAGTGTCCATGATGATGGCTGACATTGAAAGCAACCGTAAAGATATAACAGAAACTCAGATTAGGGTAAGTCGCCTTGAAACGTCAGTCCAGAACCAAGCTATATCTATGGCTAGGATAGACGAGAATATAAAGGCTATTCGTATGAGTGTAGAAAAGATGGCTGAAAGGGGAGACCCAAGATAATGTTATGTATCCTTGCTTTTGTCGGGTTTAATCATGCCTTCATAAATGGTGAGGGTACACGACTGTTTAAGTACTGCTACTACGATTGTGGTACAGCCAAGAATGGCAGTTGGTATGATCGTGTATATAGAGTTGATCCAAACTATAACTGCCCTATAAGGATTGTGTTTACATGATAGATCCCCTTACAGCTTTATCCGTAGCCGCAAGCGCAGTAAGCAGTATAAGGTCTCTTATGGTTGCGGGGAGAGATGCTTCCAGTGCCTTATCTAAGTTCGCGGGTGCTGTTTCCGATGTAAACTACGCCGCTGAGAAAGCTAAGAACCCTGGAATTTTTGCATCCCTTACAGGCTCTGCGGAACAACAAGCTATAGATGCCTTCTCTGCACACAAGAAGATGCAAGCTCTTAGGCAAGAGGTGGAGACACTTGTGCAATTCACGTATGGCATGGACGGTCTACAAGAATACAAAGACACCCTTCGCAGAGTACGCGCTCAACGAAAGAAGACTGCCTATCGACGTGCAGAGCTAAAGCAAGCTATGATAACTTGGTTCTTTGGTAGTGTAATAGTTATATCTGGGATCGCTGGTCTAGGAGTTGTTCTGTACATGATCGGTAAACAACAAGGGAAGTGGTAATGGCGACTAAACTAGATGAATGGAAGGTTCTGCCAAGGCTTATGATGCTTGCAGTTACTATATTAAGTTATCAAGCTGTACACTGGTTCATGTCGTTACCTGACCCTAGTGTAGCTCAGTCAGGTCTTGTCAGCGTCTGTATGGGCGCTCTCACAGGGTGCTTTGGCATCTGGATGGGTAAGGAGCATAAAAATGTTTAACATACTATCTAGCCTCGCAGGATTGGCTACAAGCATCATTGACGGTAAGACACAGATTAAACTAACAGAAGCTGAGATCAAGAAGAAGCAGCTAACAGGTGAGATTGACTGGGACATTGAAGCTATCAGGGCGACACAAAATTCGTGGAAGGATGAATGGATAACACTTTTGTTCTCGATTCCCCTGATTCTAGCCTTCTGTGGAGATTGGGGCAATCAGATTGTCCAGGCGGGTTTCACCTCACTTGAAGCTATGCCAACGTGGTATCAATATTCCCTTGGAGGGATCGTGAGTGCCAGCATAGGTATGAGATCAGTGTCGAAGTTCTTTGGAGGTAGTAAGTAATGACATTCAAGTTATCTAAGAGGTCTCTCCGTAAGTTGGAGGGAGTAGACGAAGATCTGGTAGCAGTTGTTAAACGTGCCATTGAGCTAACCAACATAGACTTCGGAGTTACCTTTGGTCTCAGGACCATTGAGGAACAAGAGAAGTTAGTGGCGGCTGGAAGATCCCAGACTATGAAGAGCAAGCACCTAGATGGTCGTGCAGTCGATCTTATGGCCTTTGTCGATGGTAAGGGTTGTTGGGAACTCAACGTGTACGACGATATATGTGACGCAATGGCAGATGCAGCGGAAGAACTTGGTGTAGCAATCAAGTGGGGTGCAGCATGGTCAGAGGGCGACATTCGTACATACGAGGGTACAGCAGAAGAAGCTATGATGAAGTATATTGACCTTAGAAGGTCAGAAGGACGTAGACCCTTTATTGACGGTCCTCATTTCGAGAAGATGTAATACAAGACTAAACACAAAAAAGCCGCAGGTATCCTTGAGTGGACGCCTGCGGCTTTTCTGATTCTATATTAGTCTTCTGACAGACCTGTCTCTTTCATGGTCATAGCTAGACCCTCGTAGAGTATTTCAATGTCCCCCTTAACTTTACCCATTGAGTATGTGACCCAAGCTGAGATCAGGATGTTGCACAGTAGTAGACCTTCAAACAAGCTCATGAGGTTTCCTCCAACTTGATTAGTCGTGCTCCATACCACTGAGCTTTCTTTAGGTCTTCCAGTCCGTTCTTATATCGCCATCTGTGTAGATACTTGGCTATATTCCCTCGTAGGTATCCAATGTACTCCTCCTTAGTTAGGAAGTCTTCAATGTAGTCGATACACTCTATCTTACCTGTCCCGTAGTGTGCTGGGTGATTTACGTTGTCGTAAGTCTTAGTCAACTTATCAATATCCCACTTAGCCATTACAACTTCTCCTTCATAAATACTTTAACCCACATTGCTGTGATGTCTGATCTAATGATATCATCGACACCAAACTCAATAATAGGGATGGGCAGCATATGCTTCTTAGCCAAGTGAATGATCTTCGATAGACCATCCGCCTCTTTAAGATCTGATTGCTGCACATCTCCATTAAGAACGATAGTAGTACCCTCACCCACCCTAGTCAACATCATCTTTAACTCATGGGTAGTTATGTTCTGTGTTTCGTCAACAATTATGAAGGCATTATCGAAGCTACGCCCACGCATAAGTGCAAGAGGTGCCATCTCAATGTTGCCATTCTTGATCCCTGTTTCCACTGTCCCCCTACCAAGGTGCTTCTCCAATACATCTAATACGGGCAATGCCCAAGGCATAGTCTTCTCTTGAAGGTCACCCTTTAGGAACCCTAGCTCCTTACCTACGGCTACGTGAGGCCGTGTGATAACGATCTTGTCAATCTTCTTTGTCGTGTACAGGTCAGCCGCAAAGGTTGCTGTAACATACGTTTTACCAGTGCCAGCTGGTCCAAGGATAAAGACTTGTCTACTACTAGCAAGTGCAGTCAATAGATCTTGTTGCTTTACTGTCTTAGCGACAATCCCAGATGTCTTCTTATTCTCCGAACCCTTGTAGTTAGTCTTTCGTCGGGAACGCTTTGGCTTGTCGGGAAAGTCATCCATTAAATTCGGTCCTCCATCTGACCTAAGAAACTCTTTAACTCAGCGAAGCCACCAATGTGAGTACCGTCAGAAGAGAAGATCTGAGGTACAGTCTTAATGTTAGCTTGTTTCAACAGAGACAGTACCCACTTAGAGCTATCTGTCTGCACGTTATACTCTATGTACCCCTGCTTCACAGACTTTAGCATAGCCTTAGCTGTATCACAGAAGTTGCATTGATCTCTGGTAATGATTGTGTACATGATATTTCCTAAAGGTAAGTCTTTTTCTTGTGCATAAAGTCTCGATATACGTCTTTAAACTTAGATCCAAGTAACATTATATTACCTAACATTTCCATTGGATCCATTATTGCAACCTCCTTCTCCCAACCCTCCCTCTTAAAGGGTATCACTTGGACAAGGGGTTTACCTTTCGGAATAAACACTTCCTTACCACTAAAGTTAGAGAAAGAGAAGGGTAAGTTTATGGTAGACTTGAAAATATCCGTATCCACAACTGCGGAATAAAAGTTTAAGCCTTGGTTGGCAAGAGAGAAGTCATTGAGAACAGGGGTAATCAAGCAACTGTATCCAGGAGGGGTTGTCATGGAGAAGAAGTTCCTAAACTTTAGTGGTAAAGCACCTGACTCAACAAGTGGCTCACCTTGCAGTTGTTCATAACTGTGTCCCTCTATAAATTCGGGAGGTTCAGCCCAAGTAGGTATGCTCCACGTTGCCCTCCACTCTCTATTATCAGGGTTTCCCCATGCGCTTATCGCCACATCAGTTGGGCAAGTTAATACATAACCAGCTGTCATTGCATCTAAGAAGGGTACACATGACTTAGCGGATATAACTACCCTACCGTCTGGATCCATGACTTCTTTATTCAGCTTCTTAAACCACTCAGGGACTACCTTTGACGTAGGAGTAGGCTCAGAGAACGCTGAAAGGTGAGGCCCAAGAGCCTTGAACACTATCTTATTCTTCTTACTCTTAAACATATTATCTCCTAAAGTTAATTGGGCAGTTTAAACACATGCCCAGGTGGTCGGGTTACACTAAGTCTACGATCTCACAGCTGTCACCAGAACACGCTAGTGTCTGACTACCTGCCGTATTGTCTTCGCTCTCATAGTCTGCAAGTTCGTCCCAGTTTAGTTTGTCTGGCATACAAGACAGGAGATAATTATAGTCAGACTTACCACACTCCTGATAAGGTGCCTGTTGGTATGAGTGGTCGTCATATGGTAGGAACGACACCCCAGACATCTCGTCAAAGTTCTTATACACAAAGGCACCTACTTCAAACCACTCGTCGTTCTTGACGTTAATTGTCACGGAGGGTTTATGTTCACACCAGTGACGTTGATAAGCCAGCCACATCTCTAGCTGTTCGATAGCACTCATGTCAGCAGTAACTACTGCACCAGTTGGAGACTTTTGTGGGAAGCTAAACACCACAGTGGTGTCAGGCTGACGGACGCAAGGCTCATTAGGTATGCCCCTGTCCTTTAGGAAGTTAGTTAGAGGATCTTTAATATCACCACGTACAGTACGAATATAATAGGCTGAGTGACGAGCGTGTATTCCACTGCTAGAATTAACAAGTTGTGATACGGTCCCCGATGGTTTAACACAGCTGATAGCAGCAGCGACAGGGATATTAAGCAGTTCAGCCCACTCAGCGTTAGTAGCAACAGCGACATCTTTAAGGCGCTCCAATGTTTTCTCTAAGCCACCGTTCTTGGTAGTCATTAGAGGGTTATCCATAATACCTGTAAGGCTCACTCCCAACAGACGCTCTTTCTCAGTGTTGTCTTTCCACTCCTTAGATAAGTAAGGGAAGTGGGTGTACGTACTCTGTATGGTCCCAAGGATCGTAGCCAGCTTTACCTTGTGTTCCAGGTCTTCTATATTATCAGTTGCACGTACCACACACTCCGTTAGGTTGCAAAACTGGGAATCTAATAAAATTATCTCGCTGCAAGGATTCGTGCCAAAGTCTTGGTCTGCATCCCTACGTCCATTCTTAGCCGCCTGTCTTTTTGCAGCCTCGCGATTAAAGATACCACGCTCACCACTTCTACTTTCTACAAGAGCCTGCCACTCACGCATAAAGGCTATACTATCTGGCTTTTCAGTATACGCAACAGAGTTATTAGCCAGACCACGTTGTGGATCGTTCTTCCACCAATCACCTGACTTAGCGTGACGCATACGATCATCAGATAAATTCGACAAACTGATCATAGCTGAACGTCTCACTCCACCGACGACCACTACCTCACCAATCTTACACATGATGTCGTGACACTCAATGGATGCCAGCTTACGGCCTGTAGAATTCTTGAAGGTATGTATCACAAAGTTAAACAAGTCAATCAATGGTGCTGGCCCTGATGCACGACCACCGAATGTCTTCAACCTAGCACCAGCTGGACGTACCTTAGATGTATCCCACTTAGGAACCTCTCCACTATACAGCAATGCAATAAGCTGACGCAGTGCCTTAGCCCACCCTTCTTTACTATCCTTAACGACAATGGTTGTGTCGCTATTAAATAGTTGTTCTGGAATTTCTGGTAGCTTGTCGATGTACTGTCGCTCTACTGAGAACCCAACGCCTGTGCCACACAACAATATAAACATAGCTTGGTCAAAGCTCTTCATGCTCTTAACTGCAAGATAACTACAGTTGTACATAGCAGTATTGTCACGTAGGGCTGCGGGGCCAGCTGTCATAAGAGACCGCATAGAAGGCATGACGTTAAGAGACAGGATAGCCTCTTCGATCTGAGTGATGTAAGTGTTGTCTCCTGACACTGGGCGCACGATATTGTCCATGTAACGTGTGACAGTCTCCTGCCAGGTCTCACGGCGTCCCTCTTTCTCTAGCCAACGTGCATAACGTGACTTGTGGATAAAGGCTTGGTAGTCTGTAGGTAGGTGGTTGCTGCTCATTCTTCTTTGCCCCGCTCTTGTTTATCATTCTCTAACCATACCATACGGTCAATGTCTGCCCGTGTCATACCAATGTCTTTTAACTCACGGTCTGACAAGGTGTTTAGGATCTTAATTGCTGCACGATGCTCTGACCATAAAACACAATACCTCATAAACCTCACGAAGATATTGTTAACCCATCTTTGTTTCATCTGTTATCACCATTTCCACTGAGTACCCCACGGGATGCTCTACTATTTAGCTTATCCATATTCATCTCTAGTACCTCTGCTAAGTTACTGTCGAAGTGATTAGCCAAGGCTGTAACATAGAACAGCACATCACCTAGCTCTTTAACCATATCTTCTCGTTTAACCGTAGCATTATCTCTGATCAACTTCTTAGTCTTCTCAGCAATTTCCCCTGCCTCTCCTACAAGACCTAAGACATTCTCGAACAAGCGGCTGTCACCACCAGTCATGATCTTACCCTCGACCCAGTATGAGTATTCCATTGGGCTAACTCCCACGATGGGTTTATCAGAGATGAAAGCGTCTATATCTTCTTGCGTTATCATGATGGGCTTCTCCCGTAAAATTCAGTTGGTGTCCCTGGTTTCTTGTAGTAGTCGAACAAATACCAAGCGCAGTTATCCTTACCTACGCCCTTGCTGCCCTCTATCCACTTGACCCTGCCAACACTTACTACCTTTACGCAGTAAGACATAAGCAACGCCGACTGTTTAGTGTGCGCCCAATCTGCATCAAAGAGTAGCCAAGTAGGACACATCTGCATCCACCGCTCAATGAATGGGTGTAGTATCTTTCTGTCCCAGGGTGGGTTGGTAATACAGTAGTCTATATCTAAGCCAGTAATATCTACCCCCAAAGCATCACAAAATGTGATCATAGGCCCTCTGGGTTCAATGTCACTGGCAAACAAACACTCACCATGACCCTCTGTCAGTTCTTCGATGTGTTCTATTAAGCGACCATCCCCAGCACAAGGCTCCACATAGTCAAAGGAGTATGGCAAGTGCGGGATCAGAGGCTCAACTGCTGATAAGGGTGTTGGATAGAAGTCTCTTGGTATTCTTTCAAAGTCACTACGTTTACCCATATAGCTGTTTCAACCTTTTCAGTGATACGAACTCAGGCTCATAGATACCATTGCTGATCTCACGCTTGATCACGACACCCTTCCACCAGTCTAAGTTAGCTTGACCAGCCCAACCCTCTTCCGCACCCTTAAAGCAACCTGCAACAAGACCAATGGCACCAGCGGCATCCTTGAACTTAACGTCACGTTTGTGGCTGTGACCGCAGGTAGAACTCTTGTAGCGGTGAGCCAGTAGGCTGTTAGCGTGGTGCATACCAGACATGGCAGTGCCGTAGTTGCCAGCACTAAAGAAGTGAGCGTATGAGACACCATCATATTCAGCAATAGAAGGGGCTGAGTTACGATACTCATGGTACTCGTCAAACCAGTAGTCAGTCTGTAGGTGAGAAAAAGATACACCATACTTGTCGCCCTCAATCCTGGGGTCGCTCTTTACAGCTTTCTTGATCCTGTTTTCGTGGTTCCCCTCGAACCCAAACCATGAAGATCGCTTATACTTACGGGTACTAGGCTTGCGTCTGAGACGGTCCATAGATTCGTTGTAGTGTTCAATATCTTTCTGATAACTCTGGCTAACAATAGCCTCAGGATATCTACCGTCAAAAGTGTTGAGAGAGCGCATATCGGCCCCATCACCAAGATCAATAACGTAGTTAGGGTTAACCTCATAGATCAACTCCCCAAGCCAATCAAACCTCTCGTTGTTAGTAGACGGGTCAGCGTGAGCGCAGCTGAATACTATTGCAGTCTTAGGCATGGTAGAAGCCCTCCTGGTATGGAAAAGTTATCTTTACTGCCTCTATAGACTCATTGAACAGAGACTTAAACTTATATGCAGAATCGAAGTCCTCGAAGGGGATATCGTCAGTGAACATCTCACCAGAGTCAACGTCCTCAACTCTACAGGTTAACCACCAGTCCTCACGCTCACACTGGAATGGGTCACAGAAAACTCGATGTACGTTATATACTATTTCAGCCATTCGTCGGGTATCCTCTTATCTGAGTACATGAAGCCGTGTTTATCAGCCCACATACCAAGGGTTGTCTTAGACCCCTTACGGATCTTAGCTTTACTATTGCTAAACACGAACCTGATGTCAAGGTCTGGATGCTGTTTCTTTATCTCAAGGTGCTTCATTCTGTCGTCCACGACAAAGCGTCCCTTTGATTCAACTATAACACCATTGGGTAGTATGAAGTCTGGGGTGTAGCTCTTGTTCCTATGTAAGACCCACTTGATCTTTAGTGCCTCGAACTTAAAGTCCACACCCCGTTCTGTAAGGTCTTTCGATATATCATCTTCAAGTCCAGAACGATAGCCATTCTTTATTGCTTGCTGTCGTTTCTCACTCTTGGAGGCAACCATATCTCACCCTCTGTTCGTCTTAGCCATAATAGTCTAGCGTTTTCAATAACCCTGTCTTCATCACCGTCATACGCCTTGACGACACAATCCCACAGGTCTTCTTCACTCTCTACTTGTTTTAGTAGTATAGCAGCTTTCTTTGGCCCTACTCTGTGTAGTCCCTTGATGTTGTCTGCTGCATCACCAGTTAAGATCTGAGTGTAGAAGAACTTTATTCCCTCAGACGGGGATACCTTAGTATAGTCTCCACGGACAATGTTGAAGTGCCAACAGGGTATCTGTAGCATATCCTTGTCTATAGAGGCCACACAGGCATCGTAACTTAATCTGGCGGCTTCAATGGCAATAAGATCATCTGCTTCTTCTCCTTGGCTAATAATAGCTTTATACTTGCTTTCCATATGGTCTCTGGCGGTCTGCAAGTGCCTTGGCTTCTCAGCGCCCTTCCTGTTTCCCTTGTAGACATGAGACTTTGCAATCTCGTACCTAAAGTTACCCTTACCTGTTAAGTAAACAACATAGTCTTCTGGCAACTCAGGGAACAGTGCAGTCTTATCTAAGATGAAGTCGATGAGAGCGTCAACCTTTTCTCTGGTATCTTTCGCTCCCATCTGTTCAGTGGAGAAAGCTGCACGGTAGGCAAGGATATCACCGTCTATTAATACTTTCCCCATTTCCATCTTAGTTGTCGCTCCAAACCATAGTATCGTCTTCTAGCTCAAAGCCAACAGACTTGACATATGTATATCCAAGGGCAACCGCTGCATCTGCGAATAGCCGTGCTAGGGTCTGTATGTTAGTTACTTTATCCCGTGATAGGTCAACACTTCCATCGTACCCATCATCGTCCTCGTCCATATAGCCGTTAATACTTACTCGCATTAGTCTCTCCTATTAAAAGATGAACAGTTCGTCGTCTTCCGACACAACCGTATTAGTCTCGTATGGTACATGCTCTGTGACACCTAACGCTAATAGACGAACACCAGCACCCTTGGCATACACCTCAAACTTCACCTTAGACTTGGTGCCGTTACCTAGTGGTCCGTCTGTACCAAAATTCCACAGACGTTTGTTCTCACGTCCCTGTGTTAAGTTACCGACGATTGGCTCCCCACCATAGTCTATATCGACTGGTTCACCTGTCTTATCGTCTGTGAACGTCTTTACATCAGAGATCTTACGTTTGACCTTCATGTACTGACCGATACCGTAGTCTGCATTTCCCTGTAGGACGCGGTTACTATTCATAGGATGTAGATCCAAACCTTCCTCTACAAGCTGGTCAATCTGTGCTTGGTCGGTGAAGTACGCATTTACGATGTACTGTCCACCGTTGGCATGAATTGCCTGGGCTGCACGAGGTCCGTCAGGTGACCCCATGTCTGCGTTCTCCTTGAATACTTTTGCATACTCAAGAACCATATCCATTGTGTATTTAGCCATATCGAGTTTTCCTTTCGGCTGTTGGTAATAGTGTATAAGGTCGGATTTTCGTGATAGTCAACACGACCCAGAAAATAAAGTTAGTGGATGTCTGCGTAGGTCTGTCCAAACTGGGCATCGACACCAAGAGGTACATTGAGTTTCAGCTTTTCATTCAGCTTTTCAATGGCATCTTCCATCGTGGCCTTAGTCTTACTTTCTTCTCCCTTCCTAACGACTGCAATGATCTCGTCGTGAAACTGACCGACTGTTTCAATGCCGTTCTTGCGGCAAATAGCAACCCAGCTGTCAAAGCAATACACGCCAGTTCCTTGGTTCAATGTTGAGAACCTATCCTTCTCACTACGCAGGCTGTACCAGAACCTAGACACAGGATTCTGTAGCCACATAGTATCAAACACCTCAATGGTACGCACCTCTGAGGCTACCTTTTCCACTGACCAGTTACGTGACCAGAAAGCATCTAACAGCACCTTACACTCCTTGCTGGGCATCCCTGTAGTACGTGACAGAGTAGCTGCGCCAACACCATAAGTAGCACTGTAGTTTACCACCTTATAATTCTTACGCAGGGCCTTTAGAGATCGCTCACCACTGTTGTGTTTGTCGATATCATCCTGCGTAATAACCCCTGCGTGTAGTGCAAGGTCAAGGTGTGGATCGAACCCCTCAGCTGACATAGCGTCAACATACTTAGGGTCTAGTGGCTTCATGTAGTGACGCTTGGTTGTGTCCTCTAGTGAGGTCATATCAGCACCACATAACGTGTAACCATCTGGACAAGTCAGACACCCACGGATCTCCTTACCGTATGGCTTATCAATGCCTGGAAGGTTAACCAGTGGCTTTGCATGTTTGAACCGCAGGGTGTTAGTTAAACCAGCTACACTAGCCTGGACGTATCCATTCTTCTGCGCTGTAACCATACCCTTTAGCACACCAATGCGGTGAGACAGTACGCTAAGACCATCTAGTAGGTTGATGGCATCTTCCTTTGGCGCGAGATCCTTTACCGATTGGCATAGCTCACTGTCCTTGCGTACCTGTTCCAGTTGCCTTGTGTCACCAGTGTCTTTGTCACGCATAAACTTAAACGTGCGTGGCTCCCACCCTAGAGAGAACAGCCAGTCCTTAACCTGATCCGTAGAGTTAGGGTTAGCCCTGTTGTACCCTGTGATAACAGTTAGAGACTTCGTTGTGTGTGGCTGTCTCTGTTCCTTACACAACTCTATCCACTTCTCACCAAGGGTAGACAAAGATCCATCCTTCCTGTTCATAACCTTTGGCTGTGTCCTAACAGCATTGACAGCTATCTTAGGCATAGCATCTGCGAGTAACTCAACCTTCTCCGCCTTGAGTGCCTCCCATTCCGCCAGGTGGGTCTCAGCCTTGGGTACGTCTAATTTCCACTGTAGTGCCTCCTGAGCAGCTGCACACTCCAACTTGAACGTGATGTAGTCAACCAGACGATCATGCTCTAGCTGGTCGCTATACAGCCTGTTGAGCTTTATCCTGATGTCACGATACACACGGCTGTTGATCTTAACGTCTTCCTCACAGCGGTGTTGATACTCTTCTGGCGTAAGACCCTCCCAGTCGTCAATCTTAGGCTTAGGGATACCATACAGTTCCCCGTACTCAGCCAAGCCATGACGCATCATGTGATGATTAACGTACCACGACAAACCAAGAGTGTCGATTAAACGTGCGGTTACCTTGATGCCAAGGATCTTTTCCACTGCGGGTATGTCGTACCGAATAATGTTGTGACCGCATAGTGTACTACCATCTGTCAACAACTTACGCATCTCCTCATAGTCGAAGGTAGACTGAACCTCACCGTTAGGCCAGTCTTGCCAAGACAATACGTGTATCAACGTAGGGTCTAATCCATCAGTCTCTATGTCGAATACTCTTATCATCTATATTGACCCCTTTTCTCTCTGCCTGTTTCAATTCTTTTGTTACTACCATTTCTTAGACTAGCTCTGTACAAATACTCTTCGTACATTGGATCAAGGTCTTTATCAACAACACTTTCATAAGTATCACCCCACATCCCTAGCTTAGTGTTACAAGACTGACATATAAAACCCCTAAAAGAACCAGTGTGGTGGCAATGGTCAAGTCCAGTATCTATACCATAAGATCCACAGCACTCACAATGTAGTGGTTTAAGTGATTTGTAACCCTTGTTTAACCTCTTAACCTGGTTATTAATTTTCAGCATACATGGCTTACAAGTAGTGAAATTAAGACCTCCTGGGGTGTACTCATAGTAACTTGAAAGTTGCTTTTCTTCCTGGCAAACTCTACAGGCCTTAGTCTCACCGAACTCAAACTCGCCTTGTGTCATTAGTGTAACTCCCTTAACATAAATGTCTCTGTACTAAACCGAAGTTTACCTGCTTGCCCTTCTTCTGAACAAGGTCGGTTCTTCTCCACTTTAAGGTACGTTGTATTACGTTCTTCTATCGTATCTGCTTCTTTGTCACGGTGCAAGTCGATAATAACAGATGCACGTTGCCCAATCATCTTACAGTACTTTGGGTCACCATACTCATTAGTGTGTGCAATAGTCACAATACCTACGTTAAGCTCCGCTGCCAGCTTAGACAGACGAATAGATAGGTCAGCCAGCATACTCTCTTTGTTCTCCTCAGAGCTACCAACAACTACATCCTGGATAGGTTCAAAGAATACGAACTTACAGTCACACGCCTGACTAAAGAAACGTATCTGGTCGATAAGCTCGTCAGTACCCTGACCATCACCAAGGTAGAATTGATAGAAGTTCTCGTCCTTGGTTAGATCGACAATAGCCTCACGTACAACGCCATCAGCTTCCTTGTCTTCGATCAGGTCACGTCGAGTTAAGTTATCCCCAACATGATACGACACAAGACCCAGTAGTGATCGTAGCTTCGTCTCTTCTAAGTGCCAAGCTGCAATAGGTATTCCCTGCTTTAACATGCTGTATTCCATGTAACGCATTAGCTCAGTCTTACCGATACCAGTAGGTGCCTTGAATACCGTGAAGTGACCCTGCATAAGCCCCATGATCTTATCGTCCAGTGCAGTAATACCAGTTGGGTAGTAAGTATGCTCTGGCGTATCAGTGTACAACTTCAAGAACTCGTCAGCTGTGTTTAAGATATTCTCTGGCGTGTGCTTAGTTGGCTTCCACCATAGGTTCTTAAAGTCAGATGCCTTGCCTGCAACCAGGAAGTCGTTAGCGTCCTTAAACTCACCATGTTGTATGCGGTAGATCTTATTAGGAAACAGTCTTGCCATACGATCAGCAAGAGCATTGCCAGCATCATCTGTATCCACCGACAGGATGATACGCTCAAAGCTATTTAGCCACTCGTTACAGTTCTCCCAGAGCTTCTTAGAGGGCGTTGCAGAGGGTAACGACACAACAGGGTTGGTGTACTGACTTTTCATCATTTGTGATACTGAGAGGGCGTCTAACTCACCCTCAGTGATGGTTACGAACTTAGAACAACCCGCAGGAAACATATTCATACCAAATAGCTCGTCACCCTTGAAGCCATCCTTAGCGTAGAAGGCTTTCTCGTCTAAGCGACGAACCTTAATTCCACCAGAGGGGTACACATACTCTTGACGATCAGAATACGTCAGTACGTTATAGTCCTGCATGGTGTTAGAAGTGATTCCACGGAGGGGTACATAATTCCCCTGGGAGTGTGCTTCTTGCTTAGGTCTTGTGTATTCCAATACTGACATATCGTCTCGTCCTTTCGTCGGGTACTTATCTTTGGCCCAAGAGAACATCTGACCCTTGGAGGGGTAACCAGAACCACAACCGTGGCACTTACCAATCTTCATGTCGGTGTTATAGCAAAATGCGTCACTTGATCCACACGACACATATGGACAAGGTTGGTGTGCTACGTCTGTCATACTTACGTCTCTTTCTTTAGTAGTATATATTATTATGTAGTAATACATACGTTCTTACGTTAGTACCACATAACCCTATAAGGTCGGAATCTACGATTAGTCAACATCACAAATTGTTTCAACTTTACGTCTGATGTTGTTTCTGTGTCGATCTATTGACTGCTTAGTCTTGTTAAGATCCCTACCAGTATCAACTAAGTTGTTGTTATTATTCCAAAGACTCACCAGTACTTCCTTCTCAGCATCAGTTAACCTGTCGCCTAAAGTCTGTAATATATTCTTCACTTCGTATGATCCGAATATATCTTCTGTGGTCTCTAGCTCATACTCAACCTCACTGTCGTCCACAGCTATGTATATGCTGGTGTCGGACTTCTTAGCATCTTTACCCATACGTCCTTTAGGGTAAGTCAGTTGTGAGGAACCTACGTTAGCGAAGTAGAACATAGCCTCCCTGGCACTGTAGTATAGTGCGGCAGGGTTTTTCTCCCCACCAGCACGTAGGTCTAGGCACTTAACTACCCCCTCAGATACTAGATCATCATAGTCCTGTCTGTTCCTGTAACGTCTAGCCAGCCTGCGACACATATCTAGTATCTCTTTATTTTCCATCTACTTTCATACCCTTCTTTACAAGCTGTATAAATCCATACTCAAAGATCTTGTGGTATGTCTCTGGGTCCATATCCAATGTGACCTTAGCAGATCCATCCTCGTTGTCTTGTATATTATCTACAGTAATAATACCCTTAGTCATCAACATTCTCCTTGCTGTTAGCTACGGCACTGCCGTACTTACGGAACCTTTTGTTATAGGCACGTTTGATCTTCTTTAACTGCCCTGCTTTCCAGAGGTAGAACCTACGTGCTTTAGTAAGCCCATCGTATTCATCACCACCCTTCATGGGTATCCGCTTAGTCATTTATCCTCTCCTAATACTGGGGTGTTAGTAATGGCAAGTATTGCCTCCTAACTAATACAGTAATGTCACTTACGTTGTGCCTCTATTACCTCCTCATACTTGTTGATCAGTTGCTCAAACTTCCACTGGTATAGCTGTTGCATACCCATGATGGTATTCATCATTTCATCAGGTGTAGGCTCACGGTCACCATCACCTATTTGTCTAAGCACTACCCCAAGGTCATTACATACTGACCAGCAGTCCATGATCTTTTCTTCTAGGTCATACAGTTTACTCATCTGTTAAAGCCTCCCATGATGCAGGAAATAAGTGTATCATTTTACCAGCAATAATGTCTGCAACTAACCGTGTCTCTGCCTGTGTGTCAGGCTTACACCGTAAGTTACACATATCAGCAAAGGCATCAAGACTACCCGACCAGTACCATTCAGTCATGGTGGACTGTGGGAGTACCATACGGGCTTGCTCAGGGCATATACCTTCCCCAAGCAGATGGTTATAAAGGTATAAAGCATTATCATTACTAATTCTAGTGAAGTGTTCAGCAGTCTGATCACTTCTGTACCCATCCTGATCAATGGAACCCTCACTACCCTGCTTCTTATCAGCACTACGTCCACGCCATACATCAGGCTGATAGAACTCAGGCTCATTGTCCACATACCTACGACTGATCTCATTCCAACGTAGGAACTTATGTTTAACCAGTTGACGTGCGACAAAGATAGGGGCCTTGACGTGGAAGGATGCAAAGGCATGACCGAAGGGTGACATATGCTTATGCTTGGCTAGGTACTTGATTAGCTTGGTGTCATCTGCTTGCATCTCCTTGTGGCTTTTACCGAAGCTAACCCGTGCTGCATTAACGACAGATAGGTCAGTACCCATATGGTCTATGTATGTTACCTCAATCATCAGAATGGCACCTCCATATTCCTATCGCGGGGGTCATTGAAGTACCCCTTCTCTAAGTAAATGTGTCGAGTATCTGCTACTGCATTAAGCTCTGATAGTGCGGTTGGCTGCATGAAGCCCATGTCCCGCAAGTGTTGCTCTAAAGTGGTATTCATATTACTTACCTTTCGGTGCTGTGTAAAAGATGTGTGTACCATAACGACCATCCAGGTGATACTGAGTAGACCAGTATGGTTTGACATAGGTAGCATGATAGTGAGTAGATGTAACCCCTATTCTGTCGCCCTTAATCACTGACTTAGCAATAGTCTCAGCTATATCAATGGCAAGGCGGTCACGAACATTACTATTATACTTATGGTAGTTGTCCGATTTTCCATCGTGGGTGAAACTGAACTGTTTATCCTGGAATACCACACGACATATATCGTTAGGCCACCTGTCGCTCTCTACTCTGTTCATAACCACCTCAGCGACTGCCACCTGTCCATCCAGACTTTCTGACCTGGCCTCAAAGAAGACAGCCGCTGCGAGACACATTAACGGTGTCATGATATTACTAACACAGCTTCTTCGTGGAAGCATTTCCAGCTATTCTCAGCGACAGAGAAGATCGGGATGTATCCGTTAGCCTTCATGGCCTCACTAACCACACGACCCTTAGCATTGCCAACGATGTGTGATGCTGGACGGAAGAGGCCATTTACTGTGCGCTCTGTACCGTCCTTCTTGACGAATGTAACTGTTGCAAACCGTGTACCACGAGCTTTAACTACGTCACGTACTGTTGTTTTGTTAATAGTGTTAGTCATTAGATGCTTCCTCCTGCATGTGTATTAATAGTGGTATAGAGTGATTCGGTATCCTCGTCAAGCATATAGTTCCATTCATCCTCCATATTAATCACGTACGGTGGGATCATAGTTGTTGCAGTGGTGTTATATGCGACACACAGTAGGCCAATCCTACTCACCTGAGAGGCCATGTGTTGGTTTATATACTTAGCGGTAGCCTCAGCCTTCTCCATCACCATAAGGGGCAGGTTTAGGGCTATAGGGCCATCCTTCTTGGTGGCTACAGCTACAGTATATACTTTGTTGTCGTGATTAAAAGTCGGGTTCATGTTCATTCCATTCTTCTGCTTGTTGTGAGTATTCGTAACAGTGCTTGCATACACCCTGGTCGTCTATATCATCTTCGTCTACCATTCGACCACAGTTATCGCAGACTTCCTTGTCCATTTTATGTAACATTATCCTTCTCCTTTGTTAATATACGAATCACTAAATCATTTTCCATCGGGGGCGTCAAGTATTAATTCCCACGGGGGCCAAACTAATTCCCACGGGGCTATTTCCCACGTAGGGGGGTCATTTTCCCACGTAGGGGGGTCCGATTTGGGCGGGAAAACACATTCGGTTTCTTGAATATGGGGTTCGGCTTATATAAGTGATTGTTTATATTCAGGATTTGGAATACGTTCGCATCTCGTGACAAAGTGCTTGACAAAACCGATTTGCAACAGGTGTGACATTTTTGACACAGTGACATTTGAGCAACTGATTCGGTAAAACACGATTGCCACCTTGACGTGACATTTTTGACACAGTGGCTAATTCGCAACAGGTACGATTTTTTGTGTCTTGTGATATTTTGGTAACGTGACATTTGAGCAACGTGGCAGAAATACATGATTCGGTCAATGTGACATAATGCGGGGTTGACAAGCAGATTCACGATTCGTTCCAATTCTTGGTGAGCTATGATCTTAGCGCATATGACCTATGACCTAGGCGCATACCTTATTATCTATGATCTGAGCGCATGGCTGATATGATCTGAGCGCATACCTAATGAGCTATGCAAAAATTGATGCACCTATGCACTTAGCGCATAACAAGTTTTGATTCGGCATCCCCCATTATTTAGCACGATTCAGGAGGTGAGTCCATAGGGTCTAGGAAGCTCTAAAACGGCCTTTTAAAGCGATGTTTGAGTCCCGGTCACTGGAACCCATAAAAACGATTCCCCGGCATGAATCGTGAATCCACCTAAAAACGCGACAAAA